CCGGGAGATCGAACGGTCGCAGCCGTGGATGCAGGAGTTCTTCACGTTTTTGGGGAACCAGTATGCGTTCGGCGGCTCGTCCCAGTCTTTGCGCGGCGATGTGGAGCCGATCGACCCGACGTTCGCAGGCTGGGTGAGCGGCATCTACAAGGCGAACCCGATCGTCGCGGCTTGCATCGATGTGCGGATGCACCTGTTTTCGGAGGCGAGGTTCCAGTTCCGTCGTTTGCGTGACGGCCGGCCGGGTGATCTGTTCGGCACGCCTGAGCTTGCGGTGTTGGAGGAGCCTTGGCCGGGCGGAACAACGGGGGATTTGCTGGCGCGGATGGAGCAGGACTTTTCGCTGTCCGGCAACTTCTTCGGGTTGAGCGATTCGGGTGGGATCCGGAGGATGCGGCCGGACTGGGTGACGATCGTTTTGGGTTCCGATATGGAGTCGGCGGTGTGGGATCCGCGAGCGGTGGTGATCGGCTACGTCTACACGCCCGGCGGTCCAGGCTCCGGGCAGGACCCGATCGTCTATCTGCCGGAGGAGGTTGTCCACTATGCGCCCCGTCCGGACCCGGAGGCCACCTTTCGGGGTGTCTCCTGGCTTCAGGGTGTGATCGATGAGGTGCAGGCGGACAGGGCGGCCACGTCGTTCAAGAGCAAGTTTTTTGAGGCTGGTGGCACACCGAACATTTTGATCGAGTTCGACAAGGACGTTGTTAAGACGATCCCCGAATACATGAAGTGGAAAGAGAAGATCGGGGAGCAGCTCGGGAACATGACGAACCAGCACCGGGCGCTGTTTCTGGCCGCCGGCACGAAGGGGACGGTCACGGGGTCGACGTTGGAGCAGATCCAGTTCAAGGACACTCAGGGCGCCGGGGAAACACGGATTGCGGCGGCGGCTGGTGTGCCTCCGGTGATCGTCGGTTTTTCGGAGGGGCTGGCGGGCTCGAGCTTGAACGCTGGCAACTATGCGGCGTCGTTGCGGCGCTTCATCGATTTGACGATCCGTCCGTTGTGGCGGAACGCGGCCGGGTCGCTCGCTCGTGCTGTCAACGTTCCCGGCGATGCTGAGCTGTGGGTCGATGACCGCGATATTCCGGCGTTGCGTGAGTCGGAGACGGATGCGGCGACGATCGTGCAGATGAACATGCAGACGATCGGTGGCGCGGTGAAGGATGGTTTTACGCCGAAGTCTGCGGTCGCCGCCGTGCTGGCTGGTGACCTGGATCTTTTGGAGCATACGGGGCTGCTGTCGGTGCAGATGCAGCCGCCTGGTACGGAAACCGCGAAGACGAACGGCAGTGGCGACCCTGACGCTGTACCTGCCGCACTGGTAGCAGGAAAGGAGTAGTCGCATGGCGACGGACGAGAAGCCGGCCGAGGTGCCGGAGATTAGCCCTGCCGAAAGCATGGAGGCCATCTACCGGATCGCCGACCCCTCCGGCCTCATCTTTCGCGACGGCGACGACCCCGAAGTCGAAGGGCCGATCGTCCCTTACGGCGAGTGGTCGGAGGTTGACTCGGTCATTGAGGGGCACTTCATGGAGCGGTTTGCGGCTGGGTCGCTGACGAAGTCTCTGACCGAGTCGTTTAGCCGGGTGAAGGGCTATTTCGAGCATGGGAAGTCGCGGATGTTCGATCGCACTCCGATCATGGAGATCCGCCAGACGTGGGACACGGAGAAGTCATCGTTTTTCCGTGCGGGTCTTTTGAACGGGCTGCCGGAGTGGATGGTCGACGGGATCCGCAAGGGTCTTTACGGGGTGTCTCTTGGTGCGCAGCCGATCCAGGTGCAGCGAACCCGGCGGCCGGAGGCGAGCGATTTCAACCCGAAGGGACTGGAGGAGCGCACCTACACCGAGTTGCGGGTGCATGACATCAGCCTGACCCCGGCGCCGCACTACGACACGCCAGTGGTGCTCCGGTCGATCACGGACGAGCTCGCCATTGGGACGCTCGTTCAGCACCCGGACAGGCTTTTGGAACTGATTAGGCAAGCAAACGAGCCGCAGCACTCTGAGCCTGCGATCTCGGCCACCCCAGCCCCCGTCATTGAGGACGGGATCGCTGACGCCGAGACGAAGGGGAGCCGCCGCACTCGTCCGACCCGTGACTACCTATCGGACGAGGAAGGAGATCAGCCATGGAGGCTGTGACGAAGACGCTAGACGAGTGGCGCGCTGACCTGAACGACTTGGAGGTTCAGCGGACGGAGCATGAGACGGAGTGGGACGGGCGGCGGTTCGATGATGCGGCCCGCGACAAGTTCAACCTGCTCTGCGACGACATCAAGGAGCACGAGGAGACGATCGGCGAGCTCGAACGCCGCAAGGCCATCGTCGCAACCGAGGTCAGGAACGAGGGTTCCGTGGAGAAGCCGCAGATCCGCCGGCCGTCAGTGGCCCGCGGCGACGACATCTACGACCTGAGCACGATCGAGCGGAGTTGGGACAGCCCCGAGCAGGAGGAGAGGGAGCTCCACGATCGTGGCCTCCGGGCGGTGGAGAGCGCACGGTTCCCGCATCCGAACGCAAACATGGAGGACACGCAGGGGCATCTGGAGCGGCTGCTTGGCGATGGGGAAGGGCGCAAGGGCGCGGACATCGCCCGCCACATTCTCTACACGGGTGATCCGAGGTACCGGCGGGCGTTCACGAAGTACCTGTCCGGCCAGCCTCGCACCACGCAGGAGGAAACCCTCCTGTACCGCGCAATGTCGCTGACCACGACGTCAGGCGGGTTCGCGGTCCCGTTCGTCCTGGACCCGACGCTGATCCCCACGTCCAACGGTGCGGTCAACCCGTACCGGCAGATCGGCAACGTGATCCAGATCAGCGTTGACGAGTGGCGCGGAGTCAGCTCCGGTGGTGTCACTCCGGCGTTCCAGGCGGAGGCGGCAGCCACCACGGACGTCTCTCCCACGCTGGCGCAGCCGGTCGTGTCAACGGAGATGGCACGGGCGACGATCCCTTATTCGATCGAGATCGGCATGGACTGGGGCAGCTTCGCTTCGGAGATGGCCGGTGAGATCCAGGACGGCAAGGACGTGCTCGAGGCGACCAAGTTCGCGGTCGGCTCCGGCACCAACGAGCCGTTCGGAGTCGTCACTGGTGCGACGACGGTGTTCACGGCGGCGGACACCGACTCGATCGTTCTGGCGGACATCTACTCGTGGCACAACGCGCTGCCGCCGAGGTTCCGCAACGGTGCGGTCGCGACGTTCAACAACAACATCCTCGACAAGATCCGGCAGATCGACACGGCCGGCGGGTCGGGAATGTTGCAGCCGAACATTCAGCTTCGGTCGGCCGCCCAGGTGGCGAACATGCAGGATGGCCGCGCAGGCGTCGACCTGTTCGGGCACCCGGTCTATGAGGCGTCCGGGCAGTCGGCTGCGGTTACTACGGGGCAGTTGATCGGGGTGATCGGCGACTACGGCCGGTACTACAAGATCGTTGATCGGGTCGGGCTGACGGTGGAAGTCGTTCAGCACTTGCAGGACGCCACCACCGGGATGCCGACGGGGCAGCGTGCTCTGTTCGCCTACTGGCGGGTGGGCGCGAAGGTGCTCCATGCCAATGCGTTCCGAACGCTGAAGCTGGCGTGATCGCGATGGCAGAAGCCAAGTCGAAGAAGAAGGAGCCTGAGTACCCGGACACCCCGTCGGGGAAGGCGCTTAAGGAGGTCGGCAACGTTGACGGCGAGTCCGTCGATCCCGACAACCCGAAGCCCGTCGACGCTGAGGCTGTGAACGCTCACGGCGAGGCGTACCAGGCAGCGAAACGGAAGCACCGCTGGGGCTGACGCCTCGGCGATCGGTGAGGAGGCCGGTACTTCAGGGCGCCGGCCTCCTCTAAGCCCTGAAAGGAGCAAAGCACATGGCACGAACAGCGAAGAAGGGGACGTTGGTGGCGACCGAGGCGATCGTGATCGTCGTCGGCGCCCGCCCGATCAAGTACCAGCGGCGCGAGGTCCGTGACAGGCGGACCGGCAACATGGTCGAGATCGACATGACCGATCCTGGCTGGGAGCCGGAAGACCCCGGCGACGACGGGATCCCCTACGTGTTCAGGGTCGGGCAGCGGATCCACACGGGACATCCCGCCTATGAGTCAGCGAAGGCGAAGGACATCTTCATTCCGCTCGA